CGCTCATTGTGCCTGGATACACTATGAAATGATCAAGGGATCCTATCCTCCTTCCTGCAAAGACCTTCCTCACATCTGACGTCATGGCCTTGAGGTACGATATACGTCCTTTTGTTTTGTTGGGCATGTTCTCAATCATCATATACAAAAAATGAAATAACTTAACTTTTTCAAATGATTTTCCAATAAAACACAACGCTTCGCCATAAACTTTTATCCTCCCTATAAAAACAGAATGGAAGACTACCTTCACTCTAGAACCCCCTTATTCATTCGGGAGACTTTTAAAGAGGAAAGAGATATGCTCTCGCAGTACCTCGAAAACCAAGCCCCTGCCGTCCTTCAGGAGGAATCTAACGGGTTGAGTGCTGGCGGCGTCCATGGCGTTGTAGTGCCCGCGCAGCGGGGCCTGGTAGAGTCCTTCTCCGAGGACATCATCATCCCGCCACTCAACACAGACATCAGGTTCAGTGAGCATCTACCTTTGCACGAGCCCACACAGGACGAAGCAGAGGGGCACTCCCACACGCATCCTCACGCCATTGTGAAAGAAAGCTTTAAAAAGATAGGCATGGTAGACCAGGAAGGCAAGTATCTCATCATTCCGCCACTCAACACAGACATCAGGTTCTCAAAAGAACTTCCTTTGCTAGATCCTCAGGCAGCAGGTTATGGCAATTATGATCCACTACAGCACGAGCACCCTGGCAAGAAGCATCCCCACGAACTGCACACTCATGAACATGTACACGAGAACTTCTCATGGGCCATTCCAACCCAACACGACAGCCCGCTTGATCTGGTTAAAAAAAGTCTAATCCATAAAGTTAGCACCCAGCATGCCTGCGGTTCGTGCTGGGCTGTCTCGTTCGCCGACACCATGAGCGACTGCTTCGTCGTGTCTGGCGCGGTCGGGTGGTCACCCAACATCAGCGCAACCTACCTCATGTCCTGTATACCATCCGGTAACCTCCACAACATGTGCTTCGGAGGCAACCCCGCCGCCATCGCCCCATACCTTGAGCGCGAGGGAGTTGCAGATACATCATGCGTGGACTACTCTTGGTGTTCTGGGGACAGCGAGCTGTGCAAGAGCGTCTCGTCAGCGCGGCACTTTGACGCGAAGACGTTGGCCAGCAAACTGAACGACAACATCCCCAAGCCCTGCGGCTGCTACTACAAAGGAGCCAAGAAGTACCTTTATAAAATCGACTCGGGCAGCGACGTCTTTTTCATTAACAGTAAGGCGCCCATCGACGTCTTCAGGAACACGGTCAAGAGCCACATCCTAGACTTTGGCCCTGTGATTGGCGGCTACGTGGTCCTGAAAAATTTCTTTACGGGCAACTTCACAGACCCCAATTTCAACGGCGGTGTCTATCTCGACCGCGCTGATTACAATGGATACAAGGGGGGCAACCTGAGGTTCAGCGATAGGATGACGAGTGAAGCGGCCGGCCTCCACGCAATCAGCATTGTTGGGTGGGGTGTGGCCAAGAACATCCAATATGATAATGATAAGGTAGGAGACGTGCCGTACTGGCACTGTCGCAACTCGTGGGGGGAGAAGTGGGGCAATGCGGGAGGCTACTTCAAGATCGCCATGTATCCGTTCAACAAGATTGCCCAGTTTGATAAGCAGGTCATGACCGAGATTGGTGGCCCTGTCGGTTCCATGATCCTCATTCGCGCTACTGAGCGACCCAAGATGGTAGAGATGAACCAGATAGCGCAGAGGTACAGACAAAATATCAACAAACAACTCTCCGACGCGTACTACATGGCCGGTCCTCAGAAGGTGCGTGAGATCAACAGACGCAACATCTTGGATATCGACGTAGAGGGCGGGGGCGGAGACCCTGGTGATATCCAATCCCTGGTTAGAGGAGGAGGTCTGAGCCACACGTTGCTCATAGTCCTAGTCGTCATCATCGTAATGGGCGCATTCTGGTGGATGTCCAGACAGCGTTAACGCCCTCGGGATCTTGTTGGTGTGTCTGTAACCGAGAACAGGTTAGAGAACAAGGTTAGAGAACAAGGTTAGAGAACAAGGTTAGAGAACAAGGTTAGAGAACAAGGTTAGAGAACATTCATAGTAGTCGTTCATCATTCGGGTATGTCATCTATCTTTGGTGGATCTATCAGATCTTTTCCCGCAATCTAAAAACATGGGAGAACATGTAGTAGGACGCTTAGTCCAGACAAGTCAAAAACACCAGTATCAACCAGGCGACTGCAGATGTTTTCACTGCTCCGCATTCAGCGCGCGCGTCCCCTGTCACACGACGGACAACATCAGGGACTGGCAGATCGGCACCGACTCCTGCTGCGGCGGCTTCTGCATGTCCCAGCCCCGATGCGCACACCCCGACAGAGACGAGTGCGAAATAGGCCGCAGCTCCAAAGGCCAAGACCCACTCATCTACTATGGGTGGGACAAACAAGCACCCAACCTCAAGTGTATTTATAACCTCGATAAGATCGACACCCGCGCTCAGGTGCTCGCGTATAAGGACAAGTTTGGAGAGAATAACGACATTGAGGCCAAGTACTGCACTCAGAAGGTCAACGCGTGCCCAAAGGGAATGAAAGAGTGTAGTCGTCTCAAATCCATTGGTGAGGGTGACAATGAGTGCAGGATGTGGTTTGAGCGCCAGCCAGCCCACGTCCAAGACGCCACAATGCAGAACTACTGCCTACGTCATAACACAGAAGACTGCAAGTGCATCAACAGGGCCAACAACAGCGCGTATCAGGCCATGAAGGGGGCTCATTCAATTAACGATGGGTGCTGGTACACGGCATGCGCCAACAGGTCGGGCAAGTACCTAGTCCCGACGCAGCTCGCCAACCCCACCTGTCCAGACAAGATGTGTCAAGTCCTCTTTGACATAATTAAGGCCGGTGACGTCTCAATCGATCACGTTCAAAACGACATCGTGTGTAAGTTCGATAGGAACCCCTCTGAACCGTCCAAGCCCGTACCGCCGAAGCCGCCGACGGGTGATCCCAACGGTGCTCCTCCGGCGTCTAAGCCTGCGTCTAAGCCTGACAAAGCTTTCCTTGACTTTGCAAAACGATACAGGTATGAGCTCTTTGCTATCGCCATACTCCTGGTGGTGCTTCTAGTGGTGTGACTCGGTTCTGATGTCCTTCGATGCTTGTTAGGACTCTGAAATATTTTCCTGGGTCTACAAAATGTACTACAAGGACAGTCCATACGGGCAGGCTTCATACCCCCAGCAGGCAGGTGCTTATTACGAAGGCGCCCAGCACTACACACAAAATGTTCGTGCCCCTCTTCTTCCTCACGGGTACGACGGCGGCGATATGATGTACGGTAACGTCATGGATACCATCAAGGGCTACTTCAGCAACCCTTGGACGATCGTCATCGTCGTGATCATCATCATCATCATCGCTTGGCTCATGAGCGGTAAAAAGGAAGGCTATCACCAATACTGAAAAGAAAACTTGAATGCTATCATTCATTAACTCCTAGGAGTAATGAATAAATGAAATTTAGAATGAAATTTAGAATGAAATTTAGTATCAGTCTAACTCTTTTCAAAAATACTCAACATTGCGCTCTTCGATACCACCTTGTTTGTCAGATCTACAGACCCTGTTGGAGCTCGGTCGTTGGTTGTTGTGTTAAAGGCCGTCGCATACTCGTCCATGTAAATATAATCGTTCATGAAGGAGTTGATCATGATTTCAGAATCCTCGTTCGCGGCGCCCACTTTCATCTTCTTACCGATGCACTTGTCGATGAGCACGAATCTGGGCCCCGGGTATATAACACCCAGTATCTTCTGCTTCTCACTGCATACAGTGCTGGTGGTTGCGATGACCTTCTTGTCATCTAGAATCTCATTTTTTGAGGGAGGTATGTTTGAGGAAGCCAGGATGATGTCCATTTTCACATCGTTTGTGTGATGTGTGAATCTGTTTACCAGCACTACTTTTGGTCGAGTGACATTCTTGAAGTAAAGATATTCATTGGCCCCATCATGTGCATTGGTGATGTCGCCCGAGAAAATAATATCGATGTCACCACCTCTTCCCATGATGTAGTGGTCCGCGTTCCAACCCACCTTTTTCTCCATATCGACCGCACTCAAGTCCAGGTCTACGCGTTCCCCGTTTTGGTTCCGCCAGTGGATGCCGACAATGAGGGCCTCGTCGGGGGTGTTCATACCAAATATGGTTCCGATTGGGAATGCGCCACAGAAGTTCTTTTCAGACGTTGGGAGCGCAAGACGAGTATTGTCAGATTGAATGAATGTGTCTGGGAGCACCTCTTTCAATTTAGAGACATATTTGTCTATCTCGTTCTTGCGATCACGAGTGCACCACATCTTGCCATTCCTCACTTGATATACCTTCGGTTTCTTGTTTTCGACGAGATACTTGACATGTCTCACGATCTCATACCCTGTTGTGGGCTCATGAGTCGTGGCCTCCATGGGGGTATGATGTTTCTTGGACAGTTTGCTGATCTTGTTGATGAGGGGCTTGGCTACAGCGTGCGTCTTCATACTCATAAAGATGGGCTTGTAGCGATTGAAGATGGTTGCTAGACGTTCTTCGTTTCCTTTGAGCCATCTGACGATATGGTCTCCCTTCCCATTTTTGATCTTGTCGTACATAGTCGTGTTCTTGATGAGGGTGAGCTCGCCCGTAACGTCGTATACGGCACATCTGAGGATGTCTAGAGGACCGCGAGGAGTGATCCCGTGATTAACGAGAATGTAGGTCTTACTGTCACGATTTTGGACCTTGGTGATGTCCACTTCATGAGTTTGAAGAATAGAAAAAGCCGCCTTAACGGTGTCCTCTTTCAGCGCAACCTTTTTATAAAGGAGGTCTCGGGTGAGGTCTTTGATCTCGGGTATTGTGAGGCCTTTGATGAACCGGAGCGGCACTGATTGTTCCTCGTGATTTATTTTGATAGTGGGGATGTACACAACATCGGGACATTGGAGAACATCACTGATTACGACTGAGATGTAGTGGTATATCTGGTCTACCACCAATTCCTCACGCGTCTTGCTCGTGATGTCCTGCCAGCACGTGTAAAACGTTCTGTTGAGCTTGATGGCATCGTCAATGAGGACTCTCTCGATTGTCTCTGATATGTTGTCCGGGACAATGTAGCCATGTTTGATGAAGTTCCTGTTGCAGAACTTTTTTTCTCTCACTGGAACCGCGTTGTGCAGAGCAAGAGAGGCTTTGATGAAATTGACGTCATTCATGGTAGTTTTCTTTTCACTTAGGTCTTGATTGTCTAAAATTCATATTGTAACCAAATTGAGGTTACAATAAAGACGTTCAAAAGGCTGATGGTAATATCATTGGAAAAGGGAACCATCTTTGCCTTTTGAAGGATAGGCGGGAGGTATAATTTTATAGCACGGTCACTATAATGGAGAAAAGGAACCTCCTTGGCCTATCTAACTATAGATTCCTTATCTTTAAGTCGTAGATGTCAGAGATAAAATATTTCTGAAGGAGTTAGATGTATTGTTGTACAAATTGTTTCAAGGCCGCAAACGACCTGTCATTGCCCTTGTATGGGACGCGCTTGTTTCCATTGACGTAGAGGATGTAGCTCGGGACGGTCTCTAGGTTGGGGTAGATGTTGTTGAGGACTCCTGAGGCCTGGATGTCCTTTTCGCTCTGTTTGTCTCCGTCCAGTTGGATGGTCATGCACGTCACAGCGCCGTCGTTTCCGAGTCTTTGGAAATCGGGTTTGGAGGCAGTGCACCCACCACAGTAACTGCCCTGGATCATCACAAAGACGGGCTTGCCTCCGAGTTGCCCGATCAGATCCCCCGAGTCTGAAAAGTCGGTTCGCTCGAGATACCCAATAGGATGTTTCAAATCAGCCATTTTTGTGATAACAAAGAAAAGTTTTGCTTAAACGGCTGCGCCGCACTCTAAAGCCGAACTGTTTCAAAGATTACACCCAAACATATAATTGATGCAGCAAAGGGTTTGAGTAAAATCAACTAATAAAACAGAAACTCCTTTAATTTTTCGAAATCCTCGTAAGTCATTTTTTGGCTCCGTGGTCTACTGCTAGCGCCGCCGCACTCTTGAGACATTTTTCGGCTCCGTGATCTGCTAGCGCCGCCGCACTCTTGAACCAATTGTTTGAAGACTTTACCGTTGGGAGAGATGTGACGACCCGTGCGCGGGTTGACAAGTGGGTTATGGTCAAACTCGGCGCATATACTTTTCTGGCTTTTCGATCGGCTCCGTGATCTGCTAGCGCCGCCGCACTCTTGAACCAATTGTTTGAAGACTTTACCGTCGGGAGAGATGTTACGACCCGTGCGCGGGTTGACA